GTCTCTATGCGTGCGGCCCCAGAGATTCGACCCGCCCTTCCCGGCTGGGAATTGGGTATGATCGCGGCATGAAGTGCGCCGTGTGCAAACATTGCGGGCTGAATTTCCAGCCAAAGGCTGCCAATCGACTGGACTTTTGTTCGCGCCAATGCGCCTTCGCGGCCAAACGCGAGGTTGCCGCAAAGTGCCCAATGTGCGGGCTGACCAGAAGCCAGCACGTCACCAACAACTTCTGTCCGACACCGAGAGAATGTGTGTGTCGGAACTGCGGAAAGCGTTTCCTTTCGCGGCCCAACAGGAAGTGCTGCTCCCAGAAATGCTACAGGGCTGAAGCATCCAGGCGATCCTGCGATTACGAGCACGCCCGCCTCCTCGCCCGCCCCCCAGTCCTGAAGATTTGCGCGCATTGTGGAGGGCAGTTCTCTCGAGTTGTCCATCCAGAAGCGCTGTATTGCTGCGCCAGGTGCAGGAAGCAAGCGATGAAGAACAACCGGATGCACTACGAGAGAGCAGCCGCTATCCATCCGCGACATCGAACCGTATACCGAGCTCGCATTTTCAAGCGGGACAACTTCGTTTGTCAGCTTTGCGGCAGCTCCATCGATCTCGGTTTGCCCAAAGGGGATCCCATGTCCGGCACCCTCGATCACATCATTCCGTTGTCCAAGGGCGGATGGCATGCTCCAGACAATGTCCAGTCGGCCCATTTGCGCTGCAACAGCATCAAGGGCGCGCATTGACCCCGGCCTACCCGTCGCGCTTTCTCCCGAATCCTCCGTCGTCGCGCACGGTTTTTGCGCTGTGACAGGCGTGGCATAGGGCCTGCAGGTTTTCCCAACGGTTCGATCCGCCGCGCGCAAGAGGCACGAGGTGGTCGACGTCGGTCGCGACCTCAACCCGGCCAACATGCCGGCGATCGGGGTCGCAACATAGGGGGTGTTTTGATAGAAATTGGGCGCGAATGATGCGCCACTTGGATCCGTAACCACGCTGTGACGAGGTGCCTTGTTGGCTGGCCCGGGCCCGATCGCGATCGCGTTGTCGGGCGGCGGCGTGTTCTGGGCAATACCCCCCCACCCTTGCGAGATTGGGGCAGGGATAAACGGCGCACGGCCGCCCTGGTTGGATTGGCATACACCCCCCTCCCCCATCAGCGCGAGCAGGCCGTGATCGGCCGCAACGACGAACAGCACCCGCCCCAGCCATGCCCCCTGGCTCACGTTGCACAGGGCGCGATAGCAGACCATTTCGCGCAGAACAGCGATTGTTTTGGAATACAAATCAACGTCGGCGTCGCAGAGCACAACGCCGTATTCCCACGCGGCCTGCAGCGCGCCGGCGCAACCAGGCTGCTGAAACTGATACGCGCCGTCCTGGTAGCGCGACTCATAGCCCAGCTCGCGCAGACCGCGCAACCCGTCGATCTGCTCGGCGGGGACACTGGACGCGAACGCACGTAGAGCAAGGATGAGGATTGCACCGATCGACCCCACGATCCAGGCAACACGAATGCCGATCACTGCCAGGCGCATCACGGTCGTGGCACTCCTGGCCGGCGGTCGAAGGCTTTCGATTCCAGCATACGGAATGCGTTGACGCGCCGCGCTTCGGCGATCAGGGCGCCGGCCTGGGCATCCAGCGACGCCGATGACGCGGGCTCACTCAAGCCGCAGTCGGCGGCGAGCAGGGCCAGCCCGGGCGTGTCGAAGTGCTCTCGCAGCCATTTGCGAAAACGCTCATCCTGCAGGAATGGCAGACCCGCAATGATCGAGTCGGGCGAGGCCTGCGGCATGACGTTCATCCGTTGGAATAGCTCGAGGAGCGACGCATATTGGCTCTGCACTGTGGCGAAACGGATTTCCAGATCTTCGCGCCGGCTGCGCTCGGAGTTCACTGCCTGTGTCAGATCGTTGATCTGATCCTGCATCCGCGAGACGTTGACCCGCTCACGCACCAGGGCAAACAGCAGGAACACCGACATGAGCATCGTGACGACCACGACGAACAACGCAACGATCACGACCGCCCAGACGACTGGATCCACGGCTGATCTCGCCTACGCTACGTGCTCGCCGCTTGCGTCGAGAGCCCTGAGCTTGCGTTCGGTGGCGACCGCCTGGCGCGCGTCGGCGCCCACGATGACGACGATGGTGGCCGCGACAAAGAGGTCGAGGGCCACCAGAATGGGCTGTGGGATCTGGGGGAAGAAGCCGGTGATGCAAGCGCGGATCAGCGCCCACAGGGCCACGAGCCAACCCCGTGACTGGAACAACTGTTTCAAAACGTCCAACGCTCACCTCCGCACACCGGGGGCAAATAGAAACGGCGCTCCCGGATTACTCCGAAAGCGCCGTTGTGTGCGGTTTCGCTGCGCCCGCCAGTGAACGTTCAGCGGTGGGCGGTGGATCAGTTACGCAGGATTATACGCCTCCGCGCCAGAAGGCGCGTCCTGCGCCGTTAACGCCGGCGACTCATGCGCCGGCCCATGCGCGCCCGACTGGCGCCCTTCGATCTTTTCCCGAATCCGCCCGAGCTGGGCCAGACGGTCCTTGAGCCACTTCTCTTCGGCTTTCACATGCTCCAGCAGTACCTGATCCATGCCTGCCGAGTGTATCAGATGTTCTGCCGGCCTCCAAGCCAGTGCCCCAAAGTCCCGTATCCGATATTGGCTTCATGCGCTAGCCACTTTTGAGCACCCTGCGCTGGCCGCCGACTGCGTAGCAACGCCCGGACGTTGGCGCGCGCCACGTCCTGCGTCTCATCTGGCCTCACAGGCGCGATTGTCACCCCGAACAGCCATTTTGGGAGAGTATGGCAGAAAAGTATCCGATTTAGCCGTTTGCCTATTGACAATACGCTAAAAGCGATATATAAACGCTACACATGCCCAAGGTAATCAGGCCCACCCCATTTCTCAAGCGGGTCGCGGAGCAGAAAGTCCGCACGACCAAGCCCATTTCGATCGCCTTCCCCGATGACCTGAAGGTCTGGCTGAAGGACGTCTCGACGATGACCGGAACGCCGGTGTCGCGGGTCGTCATCGAGGCCGTGCGGAAGGTGCGCGAGGGCGAAGAGATTGTGTCGGCCTGAAATGACGATCGCCGGCTGAGGTGTGAGGCCATCGCCGGCGATCTGAGCAACTGACGGGTAAAGGCCAAGTGCTACTGGCCCCGATCGTAGCACAGGTGTTCGACTATTTCAAGGAGTGCTATGCGAACGATGTCACCGTTGTTTCAGCTTCTTCACACGAAGCAGTTGGGCGTGTTGGACGATCTGGCCGAGGCCAGCCTGGGCCGGCGCCAAGCCGAGACCAGGAGCCACGGGGTGGGCCACGTGCTTGTCAGCGTGGATCCGGCCGGCACGCTCGGAGCCTATCAAGCCACGATCACCACGCCGGCCGGCACCGCCCAGCTCTATTTCGATCCCGAGTCGCCGGCCTTCCGGCTGCTGCACTCGGCCGGCGTGACGAAGATCCCGGCAAAGAAGCCGGTCTCGCACTACATCCCCCTGGACATTGCCGTGCAGCTCGCCCGCATGGCTGAGAGGCCGGCATGACAGACTTCGAGACCGCGCTGCTATCCCTGGTGGGTCGCATCGCCAATTCGCTCGAGGCCCAGAACGCCGCCGACCTCGACAACGTGCTGACGTATCCGCACAGCGCGTTCGCCAACTTCGACTGGTCATCCATCGGCGCCAGCATCGTGCAGTCGGATGACGACGGCGTGTGTCAGATCAAGACCGCCTCGGGCCGGATCGCCACCCGCCGCTCCCACGAGAAGTACGGGACCGACTTTTGGTTCTCCTACGCGGTAGGGAAGGACGGCGACAAGGTCAAGTATCACAAGGTGGTCGAGTTCGTTCCGCCTGCCTCGGTCGAGCCGCTGAGCCGCAAGGTGGAGCAGGCCGTCAAGGCCGCGACGCCCGCGCCAGGCACCGAGCCCGCGAAGGCCGGCGCGAACACGTCGCCCCTGATGCCACACTTGCTCGAGCGGTATCAGTCCCTGGCCAAGGAACTCGACGGCATGGGTGAGCTTGTGCCGGCCGATCTGACCATCGGGATCGACACGACGCCCCCGATCGCCCAGGGCGTGCTCGACAAACTCGCCCGCTACGTCGCCCAGAAGCGCGACGCGCATCGCCCGCCGGGACATAGCGCGCCCGCCGGCGCTGGGGACGGGCCACTGGCAGCGGCCAAAGCCTGGCTGGCCGATTCCGGCCGGCGCGCCAACGCCGACAACATGACCGCCTTCGCCGCCGAGCTGACGCGCCACATGACCGCGTGTGGGTGCGTGCTGACGACCAAGGAGCCCAACCTCAACCGCAAGCGCGATGCGTTCGCGGCCTGGATTCTTGAACAGGTGCCAGCATGAGACAACGCGATACCAACGCCATCCGGCTCGGCATGCTCGCCGGGCTGATCCGAGTCGTCAAATTCCAAGCGACGTTGTGGCCATCCAACAAGGACGCCGATACGCGCTTTCTGATCGACGGTGCGGTCGAGCACCTGCAGAAGGCCCACGACCTGCTCACCGCGCCGCCGGCGCTGCCCGAGGTGAGCCATGACTGACGCCCAGCGCGATCAACTGGATTCGGTGCTGCTGATCTGCGCCGAGGTCGAGCGGCATGCCAATGCCATCGACCCGAGCGACCCCACGGCCGCGAGTGTCCTGGTCGAGCTCAACCTCGATCTGGTCAGCGGTGTGCGGATCCTGTGCAAGGTCGTACGCGAGAACCTGCAGGCGTCGACCGCCAAGAACGATCCGGCCACGATCGAGTTGCCAGTGGCCCTCATGGACACAGACGACCTGGTGGTGCCGGCATGAGCAAGCTCGACACGCCCACCATCGAGCGCACGCGACCCGAGCGGGCCCGCCAGATCAGCCAGGACGCCTGCCGCGGCCAGGAGTGGATCCGCACGCCGGCCGCCCTGGGCACGTCGCTGGCCCTGATCTTGCTGGGGCTGATCTTCATCGCGATCGGCATGATCGGGATGGTGCGCCCATGACAACGACGTTGAGCGGGCCGGCGCCCGCTGCTGCGTACGCGGGTGAAAGCCTGCCCGCGTCGACCTCGACTTCTCCTGAGAACGGCAAAACCCCCTCCCGTCGCGCCGGCGGCGGGAGGATCGTGGTCCGGCCGCGGCTGACCCAGGCCGAGTCGGTTCAGCTTGCCCTTGAGGACTACAAGACGGCGGCCGGGGCGGAGCGCAAGATTCGCATGCTCGGCGGCGAGGGCGTGATCCTGCCGGCCGACGTGCCCCGCCTGCAGCGGGCGTGCTGGAAGATCCTCGACCTGCTGCTCGACGGCAAGCCCCACACCTGGGAAGAGATCCAACGCGTGAGCGGCACACCGCGCAGCTCGGATCGCCGCCGGCGCGAGCTCGACGGACTCGGCTGCAAGGTGGTGATGGTGGTGCGCGAGGGGCCGGGGAACTTCGACTGGCAGCTCGTCAACGCCGGCCAGCTTCGCGCCGATGTGGTCGCATGCGCCCGGGCGATGGGCGAGGCCGCCCGCCGCGAAGCCGCGGCGAAATAACTCCGTCGTGAGCACATCACATACGCACGTGGCCCCTGGGCCGCGCCTGGCCAACACACACACAAACGGCCGCGCGAGCTCCCAGGACAAAGCGCCAAAGCGAGACACGACCGCGCTGCCCGGAACCCAGATCGGCTGGGTTCCCTACCATGGGGCGATTGCGCGGGCGTGCCGGATGTATCTCAGAACGGACACGCGCGGGCACGTCATCGACTCCGATCTGGCGAACCTGACCGCGATCTTCATCGCCGGCTGCTATCGCTGGCGCGGCAAGTCGACCCGCGCCCAGGGCGGTTGGTTTTCAAAGACCGACGCCCAGTGGTGCGACGAAATCGGGATCCACAAGGAACGGCTGTGGGACATCCTCCGCTTCGCCTGCATCGACGACGCGACCACGACCGCGCTCGGCGTGCCGAACATCGGCATCATCCGCCGGCGCACGGGCGGCCGGCACAACGCCGCTGCCTATCTGGTCGACGACACGCGAGCAGGGGCGTGGTGGCTCACCAGTGGCCCTCAACCGGCTCTGCAGGCTGTGGATAACGTGGGGACGACCCCGTTGATACCGCCGTCCAGTTGTCAAGCATCCTTGACAAGTGGTTGTCAAGCATCCTTGACACACCAAACAAACAGTCTCTTTGGGGGTGTTGGAAAAAACGAAGAGGACGCGCCGCCGGCCGTTTTGTCTCGGGATGCGATCGAGCGCCAGCTCGCCGAGGTCTTCGGCGATCGCTGGATCCGGGCCCTAGACAAGAACGTCCCGCTGCGGCCGGACACCCCCGCGCGGCAAATGATCCATGCCGGCCTGCGGAAGTCATTGGCCGAGACGCTCGACGGCGAGCTCAGGGATTACCTGCGCGGCGAATGGGCGATCGCCGATGAGGGCGTGCTCTGGGAGCTGGGGGCGGCTTGCGCGCATCTGGGCTTCACCGCGGCCTGGGTGCGCCGCGAGGTGGGCGATCCGACCCTAGCCGACAACCGCGGGAAGACGATGCGCAACCCAACCGGCGTGTTCGTGCACCGGTTGCGGACGCGCTTCGCCCAGATGTTCGCAGTCGCGTTGCGCACAACGGAAGCAGGAGCGTTTGCATCATGACCGTGTTTCCAACGATTCGAGATCCGCGCTGGCCCGGGCCGGCGCTCCATTGCCGGCAACGCCGGCGACCAAACAACCAGGAGGAACGATGAATCAGTTTGTCTTGAGTACGCCACTGGGCGAGCGCTATGCCACGCTTGTGGATCTCCCGCTCACGCGCGCCGGCGAGGCGATGGTGATCGGCGCGCTGCGCGATGGCTTTGCCATCAGCTACGAGCACAACGGAACAACGCCCGCCGTTCACCGCGAGGCCTCGCCGGTGGCCACCAAGCCGCGGCGGGTCGTCAAGCCGGGAAAGCCCGCCAAGACCAGCCGCAAAGCGCGGCGCGGTCATGCCTCTGACCCATTGGCTAGCCGCGAAGACAGCTATGCCATCGGTGACGCGGTCTATCTCGCCTGGTCCGAGATTGAGGCCAAACACCAGGTGCGGCTCTCGCAATACCGCATGACGAAGGGCGTCGTCGCCGAGTTCCAGAGCGGATTTCGCTCGATCGGCGTCCGCTTCAACGGCGATCCGGATGTGATTTGGCTGCGGCGCCGCGAGCTGGCCCGCGTGCCGGAGGTGGGGTGATGTTCATTTCGGTTGACAAGTTCTATAGCGAGCAGATCCGGATTGGGCCGCGCATCGCCGGCGAGGTCAGCTATCCCGACCTGCAGGCGGCGGTCCAAATGGCGGACCTGGTCGAGCGCATCGTCGTCACGGCCGGCGAGGATCCGACCGCGCCCAACTTCATCGCGACCGTGCAGGCCGTCGCGGCCGCCCTGGGACCGCTCGAGCCGGGCGCGCCGGCGGGGATTAATGCGGCGCCCAGCGCCGCGAAGGAATAGGACATGGTAGACAAGAGACTCCAAAAGATCGAATTTGTCGGGCCGTATGTCGGCGAGAAAATCATTGCGCTCGCCGAGCGCGAGACGCCGAGTCGGCAGCCCCGGCTTCCGAAGATCGTCAAGCCCGGCATGGAGCGCTGCATCCTGCACGCCTGCTGCGCCGTGTGGTTTTCCTGGTCTCAGCAGAAGATCTGGGCGCAGTTAACCACGAGGGTGGAAGGCCACGGCTTCGAGGACGAGAGCCTGAAGAGCCTCATCCCCGATCGCGACATTATCAAGGCTTCGACGTACTCCGATAGCGTCGATGAGATCCCTCGGCTGCGCGAGTCATGGTTCCTGGAGGTCGTAAAAGCCCTCCATGACAAGTACGACGCGTCCAGGTTGAGCAAGGGTACGCGGCATCGGATCATCGGCCCGGATGGTGAGCTCATCGCCGCGGCGGCGGACGCCCTCACGTCGCCGCTCAACCCACCATCCGAAACAACAGGCTACGGCAGGTATGGGTGGTTCCGAGGCGAGGACGGTCGCGACGACGAGGGCGAGGACGACTTCGAGGACGAAGAGGAGTTCGAGGACGAAGAGACGAGACAGGTGGTGGCCAATGGCTGAGGCGAACAAACCCGAGAAGCTCGGCTTCGTCCGGCTCTACAACACGCGCCTGCCACTGGCCGCGGTCGAGGTCCAGAAGCCAGGTGCGCTGAAGGGCATCGGAACGATGCGCCACGACATCGTCCTCGTCTACGTCGCGCACTATTGCTGGGAGGGCGGCCTGCTCCTGGTCTCCCAGCACATCGACGATGCGCCGGCGGGCTGGCTCGACCGCGAGCACACCAGCCCGGCGATGACCAGCCACGTGTGCGCGACGGAGACCGCGGCCGTGGATCGCATCATTCGGATGAAGGGCGATGCCTGGGAGAACGCCCACGACCGAGTCGAAGCCGCGATCGGCAAGAACAAGCCTGTCAGCGTCACCCGCTACGACGCCGACGGCGTTATCCGAGAGGATCCTGAGCCGGAGGAGCATGACGTGACGCTCCGAGGCGATCCGGCACCCGAGCCGCGGCCGGATGAGATTACGACCACGATTTCTGTCAACGGTGCACGGGCGGCGCCGCTGACAGACAAGCAGTTCCGCGATCTGCCCGGAAAGCTGCGCAAGTTGGCCAACGGCCGGGGCGGTGGTCGATGACCGTCTATCGCACCGGCCGCTCCACGGATTACATCGTCGCGCCCGAACAGAAGCAGGCCAAACCCAAGCCGCGGCCGCTGAACCACACCGATGACGCCATTGTGCAGTTCGAACGCATGGCGCGCGGTTTTGTGCCACGCTGCTCGGAAGGCTCGGCCATCGTGTGGGTTAAAGACCACACCCTTACCGATGAACAGCGCGAATGGTGTCGCGCCACCGCTGAGCAAATCAAGCGCGACGCCGATCTGGCTCGCGTCCAGCGCCGAGCCCAGGAGCCGCCAACGCGCACGACAGATCAGGTCGAGCAAGCGGTGGCGGCCGTGCTCGCTCGCCGGCCGGATGCGACCGCGCACGAGGTTCGGATGATCACCGGGATCGCGCACTCGCGGGTGCTGCGGACTGAGGCGTGGATTTGTGCCCACATGGGCAAGGCGGCGACGCGATGACATTCAACACACAAGACTTGCGCGATGGACACCTGCCGCTAGTTGAGCGCATTGACATAGCGCTGCGGCGAGTGACCAACGGTGAGGGCCAAATGCACGTCCCGGTCGAAGCTACAGACCCGGACATCGTTCTGTACAACTGCCGGGATCGCATCACGGAGCTGGAGGCCGAGATTTCCCGGCGCCCGCTTCCTGCTGAAACCCGAATAGACGTGCATGCGTACGACAACAGAATCTCGAAGCTAAGGGCCGAGCTGGACGCGAAGGACAAGCGCATTGCTGAGCTGGAGCAGCTCGCGGCGCTTACCCCGATTAAGGTGGGCGACATTTCCATCACGCTGGGACTGACCGAAACGGGCGAAGCGCGCATGACCTTTGACGGGGCAGACGACGCCACGCTTGCGGTCGTGGCCGGCAAATTCGCCCTGGCGATGCAGGCGACCATGGAGAGCGCCAAGGACGTGCCCAATGCCTAAGTTCGCCGGAGCCGATTGGCTAAAGACCGACGCCCGCCGAGTGGTGAGCGATTTTGGAACGAAGGTGGGAGATATCCTCGGACAAGCGTATTGCGGAATCTATCACCTTGCGCCGGGCCAGATCCGGGCGGCCGAGTGGGATAGCAAGAACCGCATCGAGATTCGCGTAAGCCAGCACCTGTCGACGTTTGATTCGAACGCGCTGACGCGCATGGTAGTGCTATGCCACGACGCGAAGGTTCGGCTGGAGATCGCGCCATGCAACATGCAGCTATTGCGGCTTGTCTTCTGGTGTCGCGAGGCCAACGGGCAGCACATCTATGACCGGCACCCATCGATGGAACAAGCCATCGAGGCGGCCCGCTCATGACCCCGCACAATGCCAATGGAGGGCCGATAGGCATGCCTCCCACACGCAAGGTTAGCGCGCTTACAGGCGTTGTCGCCGACAAACAGGTCGCTCAGGCCGTGCGCGAGCTAAACGCACGCCTGGAGGCCCTCCTGACGTGGGACAAGGTTGCCTATGGTTTGGGCGAGCGCTTCGAGCGCTCGTATCTCTGGCAAGTGGCCATGGGCAAGCGCCGGCCATCGCGCCGGCTGCTCCGGGCGCTCAACATCATCAAGCCCGAGAAACGAAGCGGGATCCGGGTCAGGATCACGGACTCGGAGGCCTCCGACCTGTTGCGTGGTGAAGTTGGCGTGCGCCTCCAGGCCAAGGTCCGTTATCAGTTGGGGGCTAAATGAGCGCCGCGCTCGAGTGGGCGCCGGCGGACGGAAGCGTGATTGTCGTGCCAAGGCGCAAGGATCGCTCTTGCGCCCACTGCCACGGCCCGAACGACAGGCCCGGCCAGCGGTATTGCCGACGTTGCCACACTGTCTACATGCGCGAGTGGCGCGCCGCGCAACCCAAACCACAGCGCCCGGCGCGCCGTGAAACAGTTGTGAAATGGAATGTTGAACGTGGAACGTCGGCGGTGTCCGAGTGAACCCGACGACGCCCGCCCCCATCGACTGGGTGACGACGATTCAGATCTGCGGCGGCGCGACGGTGTGCATCCTGGCACTGGCCGCCCTCATCGGTCTGTCCACCGATCGGAGGAAGAAGAAATGAGCAACGCACTCAAGAACGCGGTCTTCGTTTTGCTGTGCCTGGCGGGCCTATGGGTGGCCGCGCGCGGGCTCGTGGCCACGTCGACGGCCGAGTCGTTGGCCACCCTCATCGTCGCGGCCATCGTGCTGCCGATCATCGGCGCGTTTGGAACGGCGCTCCTGATCATGGCCACGATGGACCGGACGCGGCCGCGCTACGAGCCGCCGCCCTCGATCCAGGCCGACTACAGCGTGCTGCCAGCCTGGCAGCGGCCGCAGCTCGCCCCGCCCCGGGTGGTGCATGCCGGCCGGTTCATCGACAACGGTGATCCGCGCCCGCTAAGCGTCGCGCCGCTGATCATCGAGACCACGGCCGCAACCGAAGACGAGCGACCTGGTGAAGTCCTGCAGCTCGGATCCGAGTGGCTCGAGCGATTTGCCGAGCTGCCCACCCCGTCGCGGAGCGAGGGGTGGGTCGGCGATCGCGCCAAGTACACCGAGGCCGGGCGGATCTATCTCGCCCAGGGCATGCTGACAAAGACCGCCCAGGGCGGGTATGCCTGGCGGCCCGAGTATCCGATCAGCAAGCGCCGTGAGTGGTTGGCCCGTTGCGCCGCGCGCGTGCCCGCGCGGGCGTGAGCGCGCGAGCCTGCCCCACCAGGTTGGACAGTCGGAAGTTTTCACACCCCGTCACCGTTGACAGGTGACGGGTGACGGACAGGCTGACGGGTGACAGGCTGACAGGCCCGCCGGGCCTGAATTGCAGGGGTTTTCAATGGCTGACGCTGGGAACGGAATGCTGATCATAAAAATCAAGAACATCACTGGCACGTTCGACCGGGCCGACTATCACTTCGAGTTGTGGGTCAACGACACGATGCAGTTCATCGGCTGGGTCAAGAACTTCCGGCGCACGCGGGGGTATGCCGCGCTGATGATCGAGGCGGCCAAGATCGTTGCCGAGAACGGCAACCCAGGGCCCGCAGATGCCCTTTGACCGCACACGCTACCCGGCCGACTGGGAGGCCATCCGCGATCGCATCCGCGCACGCGCCGGCGGGAAATGCGAATGGTGCGGGGCCGTCAACTATCAGCCGCATCCGATCACGGGCAGCAAGGTCGTGCTCACGATCGCGCACCTGGGCACGCCACACGCCGACGGCCGCGCCGGCGACAAGCACGACAAGATGGACTGCCGCGATGAGAACCTGGCAGCGCTCTGCCAGCGCTGCCATCTGCGCTACGACATTCAGGAGCACGTTCAGAACGCCGCGCGCACGCGACTTCGCCGGCGCGTTGATCGTGGGCAGCCAATGCTGATTGACGACCACGGAGGCAACCATGAACAACATCGGCCCGGCGCTGGCCAAGTGCTACGCGCTAATTTTGAGCGATGAGTGGACTGCGGGTAGTGCACTACGCCCGGGAGAGCGACGCGGGCTCGGTGGCAGCGGGGGATCACCTGGCCCAGTGGGCGAGATCCCAGGCGGCCAGCGCCGAGGCCGGCGAGATCGTCGTCGCCCAGGTCATTGAGCAGCAGAGCGGGGCGATGATCGAAAGCCGGAAGGTCTTCCTCGACCTTTTGGCCCGCGGCCGCCGCGGCGAGATCGACGCCATCCGGATCGATCGGCTGGACCGCCTGGGACGTGGAGACGCCCAGGCGGTCCTCCGTTACGAAGCCCGGCGCGCCGGCGTGCGCCTGGTCTTCAATACGCCCGGGCCGGATGCGGACACCACCGAGGGCGTAATCGCCGGCCTGGTCGACCAGCTCACCAGCGGGATGGAGCGCCTCAAGATCCGCGATCGCTTCATCCACGCCAAGCTCGCTCGAGCGCGCGCCGGGCGTGTGCTCGGTGTCGGCAAGCTCCTGTATGGCTGGCGGGCGATCCCTGAACTTGACGCGCGCGGCCGCCGGATCGGCACGCGGGTCGAGATCGTCGAGAGCGAGATCGACCTGGTCCGCGACTTGGTGCGCGACGTCCAGGCCGGCACAAGCGTGCGCGAGGCGTGCGCCCAGCTCGAGGCGGCCGGGATACCAGGCCCTCGAGGCGGCGCGCGCTGGCATCCTTCGACGGTGATCGCGATCCTGCGCTCGACCATGCTCAAGGGCGAGTGGCAGTTCATGCGCCGCGAGACGCGCCTGGTGGACACGCCTGCGGGCCAGCGCCGACATTTCGTCCGCCGACGCGACGCGAGCGAGATCATCAGCCTGCCTGTGCCTGGCATTCTGTCGGCGCCGGAGTGGGACCGCCTGCAGGTCCAGATCGACGCCAATCGCATCGAGCAGTTCCGCACGAAGCCACACCGCGACTATCTCCTGCGAGGTCTGATCCGTTGTGCGCTGTGCGGCGGCGCATATGTTGCCATCGCCTCAGTCCGATACATCACCCAGGCGGGAGAGCCCCGGTCGTATGCCTACTACGGCTGCACCGGCCTGGCCAATGTGAAGGGGCATCGCTGCCACGCTGGCAGGCGCAAAGCCGAGACCGTCGACGCGGCCGTGTGGCAGCTCATCGAGGGTTGGCTGATGGACGATGCGTCGATCGCCGCCGGCGAGGCCAGCATGCCCCGGCCGGATCTGTCCGCCTTCGATGCTTCGATCGCGCTGGCCAGGCGCGCCGAGGCCACGGCAGAGGGCAAGCTGCGCGGGGTGCTGCGGGAGAAGACGGGCCGGGCAGATGACGATCCGGCCCTGCAGGTGCTGGCCGAGCTCGAGGCCGAGCACGTGCGCGGCTTGCGCGCCGCTCGGGCGAGGCGCGCCCAGGCAGAGGCGGATAAGGCGGCCGCCGAGCGGGCGGCAAGTCAGCAGGCCGAGATCCGGGACCTCAAGACTGCGCTCCGGGAACGCCTGGCAATGGGCGGCACGCCGGCGCTCAGGCGGGCCATCGTCGAGGCGCTCGGCGTGCGGTGCGTGTTCGACGGGCACGTGATGCAGGTCACCAGCGTGGTCGGCACGGCGTCAGTCTCGTTTGTGTAGCCGTAGTGTGCATGTGCAGGTTGGCGACGGCCTCACAAAACCCGCCTCTCTCGCGTCCAGACTTCATTGCGCGGCCAGCATACCGCACCAGAGACAGCACGCACGTAGAATAGCGCCATCGCGCAAGCGATCCTCTTTTGCGCGCCGGCCAGGGTTCATCCAGGCCGGCGCGGTTCGCTTTCTTCGTGTTTCGCTCTTCCGATAACTAAACTTTATCGGAAACGAGCCACCGGAAGTGCCTATTTTCCAGGCATCCGACGTAAGCGCGACCAGGTCGTTTTGCTATCCCACGCCACACATCGCGGTGAACACCAGCCTGCAGGACGCCTTCATGTTCGCGGCATCGAGCGGGTTGAAGTTGGCGCGGTTCACGCACCCAATCGCGAACGACGCACTGAACTGGCCCGGCGATTTGAACAGATCGCGCGCCAAGTTGGCCCGCAGCTCGTGCCAGAGCTGCTTGCGATTCGCGTCCTGGGGCTTGAATCCCGTTGGTGGCGTGAGCGTCGCCGGGTCCTCGTTCTGCGCATCGTCCGCCACATCCAGCATGGCGATGCAGACCATGTTGAGCAGATCGGGATCTGCCGCCTGGAGGGATTTGGCCCAATACGTGTTTGATTCTCGTCCTGTGATCATGTGATTTCTCCTAAGCGGCGCCAACCCAGGGGTCAGCGTAGATCTGTGCTATTTCAGCCGCGGACAGGGCGCGGTTGTAGAGACGCGCATGCGCCAGCGGCCCCGCGTGCGCGTATGGAACGCCGTAGTAAACGCCGATGTTGAGTGGCGTAGCAGTCTGGGCGATTGCCGTGGTGTACGGCTTTGAATCAACCTGCGTGCCATTGACGAAGAGTTTGGCGTTTGCCTTGTCGAACGTCGCCACGATGAAGTGCCATGTATTGGTCGCGGGCGTGCCAATTCCGACGATCAACCCAGAGCTAGGGTAGGCGATGCGGAAATCTGGATAGGTCGAATAGCTGCCGTCGTACACCAGGCACCAGTCCCCGTAACTGGATCCTAGAGTCCCTTTGTGAAACAGCGCCCCGTTGACGCCGGCCGACGTTCTGTTAGCCCAGATGCAGGCGGTCATCGCGTTCGCCACCTGCAGACTTGCGCTTGATGGAATGCTAATGTATCCGCCGCTGGCACCGGTCAGATTCACTGCCTTGCCCAGATTCCCGGCGACCCAAGAGTTGGTGCTGCCCACCCACGCGCCATGATTGCCATACTGGCCGATGTCGCGGATCACAGTCCCGACGCCCTCCTGCATCGGCCACCACCCGACAATCCCCTGCCCCATCGGATGTGTGGGGTCAACACGTCTGCTGATGTTTGGATAACCAGACAGCATTCCCCGCGCGATGCTCTGTCGCGGGTAGCTCGAGAGCATCCCGTTTGCGTTTCGCGCCCTCGGCCACCCGCTCAGCATCAGAAATCTCCTGCGACAGTTGCCACGACGTCAAACGTTTCGGCATTGTGGGTCGAGGCCAATAGCGTCCAGCCGGGAGGGACCAAAACCAGCGGTTGCCCATCCGTCCGCACGAATTCGCCTTCAGCCGACTTCACCGTCGCGCTCGGCGTGAGGGCAGTTACCAACGCCTCCGCGAGCAGACGGGTCGAGGGCGTGCCAGTGTCCTTGAGGTAGAGCCGCACGACGCCGGCCGTGGTCGTGCCGGTCGCTTTCCACTGGACGCGATCAACGCGCGTGCCGTTGGTCCCACCGGTCAGGACGACATAGACCGTCCCGGTGCCGTCACGGTTGGTGTTTGCCGCGCTGATGCGCGTGGTGAGCAGGTTGCCCCCGGCATTGGGGACTGCGGTGAACGCAGGAACATCTGCCATTCTGATTCCTCCCTATGTCGCGCTGTTGAAAAACGCCGCGCTGGCGTAGTTGCGGGAGGCGCGATCGCCGCCCATCTGGTTGATCTGCCCTGAGGTTTGCTTGCGGTTGTATTGCACGCCGTAGACGTTCAGCGTGCCGGCCGTGCGCCGAAGCGCCGTCGCGGTGGCGTCGTCGAAGAGCACCCCGCCGTAGATGTTGGCCACCCCGCCCGACACGTCGACCTGGTAGAACGCGGTCCAGGTCGTCCCCGGGTCAGCCCGGCAGATCGACGCGTTCTGCAGGTAGAGCGTACCGCCCGTCACCGACACGAGGCGCGCGGTGGTTTGATAGTTGACTGCGTTGTACCAGCGCCCGACCCGGGCATAGACGGTACCCTGGGTGACGCGCAAGCCCTCGCGGACGCACGGAGTCGCACTTACGCTTTCCTTGAGGATGATCTCGCCGACATTGACGACGGCCACATCGGTGGGATTGGCGCATGTCACAACGATTGCATAAGTCGTTGTCCCCGAGCCTCCCGCAGGGCTGACCCGCCACACGTTCAGCGCGCACCCCGCGGACAAGGTCACCTGTCCTCGGATCGACACCGTGCCAGGGATGAGCTCGACCACAGGAACGTTTGACTTGAGCGTCAGATCCTCGGTATAGAGCCCCGGCGGCACGACCACCATCTGGGTCGTCGACACCGCGTTCCCGGCATCGATGCACGCCTGGATGGTCGAGGCCTGGATCCATGCGCGGGTCGATGAGTCGTAGAGCGCCGGCGCTGTGATCGCTCCGATCGCGTCCTGGTTGGCCCATGCCGGCAAGCCAGCCGCCACAGTCAAGCGCTGGCCCGTTGTTCCGACCGGGAGCCTCACCCAGTCGGTCCCGTTGTGATACATCAGGTCGCCCACGGCCGCGCCGGCAGGCGAATAGAGCCATGGTCGACCACTCGTCTTCTGCCATTCCGGCAGATTTCCAGCGGATACCCCGAGCAGGAATCCGGTCGACGCGCCAGAGATGGGAAGCCTCACCCATGCAGTGCCGTTGTAGTACATGAGGTCGCCCGCCGCCAGTGAGCCCGGCGCGGTCAGCTTTTCGTTGTTGAGCTCAGTCAGCGATTTGGGCACCGCCGATGTCCAGGCAGTGTCGCCGATGATTTGTCGCAGCCGGGTGGCCACCATGTCGAGGAAGTTGGCGACGTCGCTGGGCGTGGCGCCGACGGTCGCGTTGTCGACGATCGTCTTCGGATTGGTGCCGAGCTGGGTCTCGATCGCGTTGATCTCGGCGCCCAGGGCGTTGGGATGCGCGGCCTGGATGGTGTCAACGCCATCGGCGAGTGTCGGGGTTGGGTAGATTGCTCCGGGATAGCTTGCCATCAGATTGTGGATAGGGTGGCCTGAACCCCGAGGAACAGGCGAACGCTGGCCTGCACGATGCCGCGCCCAGAGGTGCAGGCAAACGTGAGGCGATGGATTTGGCGCAGCATCGGCGACGCGAGCAGTGCGGCCGTGATGTCGTAGGTCTGGACGTTGTTGTTGCCAGGGCTGACAGGCCCTATGGTCGCAGTGCCATTCAGCGCCACCGAGAGGTTGCCAGGCGTGTTCGGGATCCCGGCCTCGCCCGGGTCGTCATAAATGCCGTAGTGCAGTGCAACTTGTCCGGTGAGGTTCGGAATCGAATGGTAGTGCGGGGTGGCGTAGTACTCGTGATAGTGATCGCCCGAGATGTAGATCGGGCTGTACGTTCGCTGAATGCCCTCGATGGGATTGTCCTGCCCGCCTGGACCGGAAAGCCGGTTTTGCCCTGACCCCACACGCACGCGGCCAAACTCCTGAATGGTGCCATTTTCGCCCACCAGGTTGCCCACCCACCCCGCGCTATCCAGCGTCGAGCGAAGCGGGAAGAGCTTGACGGTGAGGGCCGCTTTGAGCAGATACAGCACCTCGTTCTCGATCGGGATCTGCATCTCCCAGGTGATCTGTGGCCGGGTCGCCGTGGCCGCCTGGATCATCCCGCTCTCGGCGATCGTGTCGCGGCAGGGGTACGGCTGCACGCGGACCTTCTGAGCGTTCAGCTCCTGCTGCAGTGCGACGATGATGTCGGCGTCGGTCGTCACCCGCTCGCCGGTGGTCGAGACGGTGATCGAGATGTCGATCGCACCGTCGCCGAAGGCCTCGGTGATCTCGGTGATGGTGCAGTACTGGTCAACGTCGATCCATTTGGTGAGCGTGGATCCTGAATCGTCGGCGAAAGACGCCAGGCCGCGATACCGCAAGCGGATCGTCCCGCCGACGTTGGCGGCCGCCGGCAGGGTCGCCAGCTTGATCCGGTATTCGGTCGTCGGGTTGGCGCTCCTGGCGAGCAGCGCGGCCGCAATGTCATACAGGCTATCCGACGCCAGGCGGATTCCGGTAGGCGAGTTGGTGATCGGGCGCACGTCGCTGCGGGCGAGCACGATCTCGGTCACGCCGTAGGTGTCGATCGACGTGCGGTCCTCGATGTAGTACGTGTAGGACCCATCCGCGTTGGCCATGCGCCGGATCGTGTAGGGCGAGGTCCTGGATCCAGCGTCATACGACGCCTGCAGGGTGAGCTGGTTGAGGCCTTCGCCGGCGCCGACGGGAATGATCCGGTTGGCCACCGCCGATGAGTGCCGGAGCACGTCGATGCTCGCAATGATGGCCGCTTTCGTGTTGTCAAGTGCTGGTGCGCCGCGCTCGAGGTTCACTGCCTGGATGGTCTCGGAGGTGTTGAGGGTGCCCAAATACACCTCGGATCCGTAGAGGCCTCCGCCATACAGGTTGAGCGTTCCCACGCTGAACGTCCCGATCTCGATGCGATACGGGGTCGTCTCGCGCCAGTGCGTGCGCGTGGCGCGCCGGATCGCCTCGACTGCGCTCATGAGTGACTGCCCCTCGATGTCGATGGTGATCCGCTGCTGCAGCGCGCCGCCCGGGTCATGGGGGGCAAACACCCACGCCGGCGCGGTGTTGGGATAGGTGTCCGTCGCCGCGGCCGCGGTGCGGAGATCGTTCAGGATCTCGATCGCGGTGATGTTCTCGTAGCGCCGATTGAAGCGCGCCGAGCGGCGCGACAACACGCTGGCCGTGGCCAGGCCGGACACCCGCACAACGGCTGCATCGCCGCGCACCTGCACCTCATCGTCGAGGTGCAGCCACTGGCCGAGATCGCCGGCTGTGATGTGGGTGGCCTTGTAGGAGCGCCCGGGCGTGCACAGGGCGGCCGCGGGGTCCTGGGCCGGCACTTCGATCACCACCGAGCCGACGCCGTCGAGCTTGCGGGTGCGGGTGATCTTGGTCGCGCCGTAGATCGCGCCGACCCGCGCGCCGGCGGCGTTCAACACCTCGACACGCAGGCGTGGCTCGGGCCGGGTCAGTGCCACGTGTCCCTCCACGAGACCGCCAGCGACCCGCCGCCGGCCGTCGCCGAGTAGGTCAGCACATTTGCGCCAGGCGCGAGCTTGAACAACGCGATTTGAGAGGACCCAAACGTCACGTAGGGCAGCTCATCCGCGCCGGTGGAACGCACGACAGTCCCGGATCCGGGATTGATCGTGATCGTCTGACCCACCGTGAGCGGTGTGCCCGGGTTGCTCCAGGTGAATGAATACCCGTTGGCGGCGTTGCTGATCGAGATCGCAGTGCATGAGCCGGAGGCCGTCAGCACGAGCTGCAGGCCGTTGTAGCTGTCCGCATCGCCGGCATTGGTGATCGTGAGCGGCGACGCGCCCGACTGGGTGTTCGTGTTCGTCGACTTCCAGTAGGGCTCGGCCTGACCGCGCACCTGGGCCATCACCAGGAGCGGGTGCTCATACGTGGTTGGCAGCTCGATCTGCTCGGCCCTGAACTGGGTCTGCCGATACGAGCCACCCCCCATCACGGCCTTGAGCGTGCCGCGCCACCTGAATGCCAGGCGGCAGGCCTGAATCGCCGTGTCGAGCGCCGAGTGCGTCGCCGCGTAGATGCAGAACTTGAGCGACATCGGGTCCATCGAACGCGGCGAGATCGTGCCAAAAGCGTCCCAGGCGCCGGAGGCGGCCGGCAAAATCACCGGCGCGGTGCGGAACTGGGCCGGCATGGCCAGCTCGTAGCGCTGATCGGGGATGACGTATTCCGAGCCGCCGGTCGGGGTGAACGAATAGAGCCGCATCTACACCCCCACCGGGAGCAGCCCGCGCCGGGTGAGCTCCTCGGCGAATCCGCGCGCGGCCGCCCTGCCCTCGCCCTCGCTCGAGGCCTGGATGATGATCTGCGAGATGGTGATGCCGGCCCGGCTGAAGGGATTGGACTGCGCGCCACCGGTCGTGGTGGCGTTGCCTGTGAACCCACCCACTACGCCGCGCACGCTCACCGTCGGCAACGCGCCGAATGAATCGATGCCGTCGGCGAGGCCGCGCATCATGTTCTCGCCGAAGCCGGCAAATACCGTGCTGGGCGAGTGGATTCCGAGTGTCGCTTTGACCCCGTTGATGGCGTTGTTCACCACGTCGGAGAGCGCGCCGAGCACCATGCTGGCGCTATTCCGGATCCCCTCGACCAGGCCGTTGATGATGTTGATCCCGAACTGCAGAACCTGGGCGGGAAGACCGCCGAAGAAGTTCTTGATGCCTGTCCAAATGCCCTCGACGACGCCCTTGATGGTGTTCCAGGCCCCTTCCCAATCGCCGTTGATGAGCTGCATCACCGTTTTGATGATGCCCAACACGGTGCCCAGGACGGTCTCGATGACGGCCTTGATCGAGTTGAACGTGCCGCCAATCACCTGCTCGAGCACGGGCGCGACCACGACGATCACGGCCTTGATCGCAGCGAAGACCTTTTCGGCCGTCGCCTGGATGAGTGGCCAGTTCTCCGTAACCCACGACACGACCACGCCGAACTGCTCGGCCAAAAACGCCAGCACCGGCACGACTACGGTCTGGATAACGTTGTCGATCGCCGCGAACACCGCGCCCGCGACGCGCTGGATCTCCGGCCAGTTCTTGGTCACCCACTTCACGACGTCCTCGATCACCGTCCGGATCGTCGTAAACACCGTCTGGGCTACATTGCCGAGCTCGCCCATCGGGCCTCTGCCCTCGGTTACTCCGAGCACGAGATCCTGAATAACGCTGCCAACAGCGCCGATTATTTCTTTGGCCTTGGGCATTACCGAAACGACCCACTTGGAAAACTCCTGGATCAGAGGCACAAGCACTGGCATCAGCCACGTCCCCAACGTAATGCCAAGACCTTGCATTGCCATATCCAGATCGGCCATGGACTTCTTCATATCAATCGACGACTGAACGCCCTCGTCATCAAGGATCAGGCCGAGGGCGGAGGCCTTTTCCATCGCTTGATCCAGCCCTCCATTTGCCATGGCGTTGAGGGTGTCGCTCATGTCCTTTCCGCTCTTGCCCAGGAGCGCCATCATCGCGTCGGTCTTTTCGAGCCCGTCGGGCATCTTCGCAAAACGGTCCGAGATGTTCTTGGCCAAGTCGTAGGTTGGTAAGAGCTTGCCGTGCGCGTCCTGAAAGCGGATCCCGAGCTTCTGCATTTCGAGGCCCGCCGGTCCCAGACCGCCCTTCGCGTCATATACATTGCTGGCGAGCTTGGCGAACTGCCCAGTGATTGCCTCGACATCGCCGCCCACCCCACGGATCGCCACCGACATCGCTGCAGACTCTTCGACCTTGGTGCCCAACACGTCGCCGATGCTGTCGAGCTGGTCAGCCCAGGTGTTGTAGGACGCCATTGACCCGATGATGGCAGTCCCTACCGCGGTCACGCCAGCCACGGCGAAGCCCGCGGCCGCCTTACCCACCGTTGCCAGCGCCCCGCCCAACTTGCCGGCGATCCCGGATCCGGCCGAGTCGGCGGTCTTGACCGCCTTGTCCATCGACTCGACAAACCCGCCGATGTCACCGAGCAGCCGGACGGATAGGGACGCAAGGATATTGCTCACCGGTTACCCCTCGACATGGCGTCTGTGATCATCTGCATGATGGCGAGCTGCTCCTCGGGTGTCTGTTCCTGCTGGGCGGGCGCCGCGCCTTCGCCCAGATTTGGGAAGAAGTCGCTTGGCTCGAACGGCGTGCTGCGCTTATCGGTGTCCCGGTTGGCGTTGGCGATCAGCGATGCGACGACGCCGGCGCGCGCGTCCTCGCGGCCCTGCCCAAATGGCTCCAGTTGGGCATAGGCCATCCACTCGGCGAACTCCGCCGAGCTGATCCGCGCCTGGGCCTCTACAACCGCCATCCCCATCGCCAGCGCTAAGCGGAACCAGAATCGGCGCTCGGGGAGAGCGCCGAGCCTTTTCCCAGATCAGCCACGTCAGAATCGCGCAGCTTGCTCAGGCGTAGGGCGATCGTTGCCAGGCGGTTGAGGACCACGCCTGACTTTGTGCCGAGCGCCTCGGCGTGGCCATCCTTGAAGACGCGATCGCCGCTCTCGGGATCAACGATGCATCGGACCAGCAGCCGCGCGCAGAAGTTGTCCCACACGGGCACGGGCTTGTCGCCCTCGATCCGCACGACCGAGCGTTGCCATACGTCCCGATCCGCCCCTGAAAGCGCGGAGATCCGCACCTTCATGTCGTCCCACTCGGGCACGACGACATCCTCGAATGGGAGATCCTGCACCCCGAGGATCAGGTCCGCAGTCAGTTTCGCCATCGATTACCCCGCAAACGTCCACTGACCGGCGGGCGTCAGCTTGATCGAGCCTTTGAGCACACCGTCGACCGGCGCTTCGGGGATGAATTCCTCGACGTAGGCAGCGCCCAGCCAGGTCGTCTGGCCCGCGTCGGGGAGCACCACTTTGAAGTTGCGCTTGGTCCGGTTCAGCGCGTCCTTGATCAGGCCGCTCGTGTAGCTCTGCGTGGCGTTGGTCGGGATGAAGTTCACATCGAACGTCATCTCCGTGATCTCGCCCAGGACGGCCAGTTTTTCCTTGATCCCGCCGGGCGAGCTGTGGCTCGTGATTTCCACGATCGTGTTCTTCACGCCGGGCAGTTTGATGTTTTTCAGCTCTGCGATGGTGGTGAACACCTCCGTGCCCCCGCCGTCCCCGATCTTGACCAACGTTCCGAATCCAGCAATTGCAGCGCTTGGCATGTCTATTACCTCCGCCCGTTATCCGGGCAACTGAACGATCCCGAATTTCACCGCGGCGTTGGACGCCTGCAGGTAGACCCGCCCATCCGTCTGCATCCAGCCGGACTGCGGGAAGGGTCCGAAGATGCGAATCTCGCCGGCCGCGATGTTCTCGGCCGCGATCGTGCCAAGCCGCCCGAATGGATCAGCCGCGCTCGTGACCGTCACGGTATAGGTCGAGCCGCCCGTGTTCTGAGCGACGATCAGATCCGTGCCGGCCGCGGTGAACGCGTTCAGGTTCGAGATGTCGGCGGCCGTCATTGTGACGGCGACGCCGGCGGCCGCGTAGCCGCCCGGCGCGCTGGTTTTGGTCAGTAGTGTTCGTGGCATGTCTATTCCTCTTCGGCCATGGGCCGTGGGTTGCCGTAACGGTCGGCCACCAGAATCAGCCCGCTCGACGTCGGCTTGGGCGGCGGCGCGCAGCGCGGGCACGTGCGGGCGTATTCTTTCGCCGCGGCCAGACCGTCCAGCGTGTCATACTGACAGCGCAGGCAGGTCAGCATCGGGATCCCGTTCCAGATTCCCTCGCTCCACAGTGTGCCCTCGCCCTCCATGACTGCGTCCTCCGGCTTGACCGGCTCTGCCGGCGGGCTATTGCGTTTCTTCGCCATCGTTAATCCTCGTTGTGCGCCATGTCGATGTCCATCCGGATCACTGGCACGCGCGCGATGTCGCCGTAACCGTCCGAGCTGTTCGTGACCAGCATCGAGAACACCCGCAGCGCGCCCACATCGCGCGGGAATCCGGACCCGAACGCCCGTTCGACCAGGCGCTTGATGGTCCGCGCCTGAAAGTAGGTGATCGCCTCGATCGTGAGCTGCCAGTGCGTGAGCGTGTGGCTGCTGTAGCCCGTCTGCGAGTGCGTGGGCACCTCGGTGATGGCCTGATAGGCGATCGCCGGCCGCGGCGCTTCCTGAGGCACCACCAGGGGATACACATGCGGGCCGACATACGACGCGATCGACGCGTCGCTGGTCAGCAGTTGGAACAGGGCCTCGGCCGCGTTCATTCCTCGTCATCCTCTTTGGCCGCCAGGATCTCGGCCTCGACGACTGCCTTGCGGAAGGCCTCGCCCATGGCGGCCACGGCCTCATGTTGTTTGGTCGTGAGAGCAGGACGCAGCATCGGGTGGGCGGCTTGACCAGGGTGATTTATCTTGCGCGCAACCACCAGACCGTTATTCCCCTCGAAGACCAGCGGCCAACCCTTGATCTCGTGCGCGGTCACGCCTTCTTCGCGGAATCGCAGATACCAAACGCGCTTGGCGAACTTGATGCGCGCTTCGTAGATGTCAATCCGCGGCGCGCTGACGCGCACCACGATTCGCTTCTTGACGTGCGTCGCCGGCGCGCGCGCATCGGCATCGGCCGCGACTGGGGCGGCACCCGCTCGAAGTGCGCCGCGCAGTGTCTTGCGAGCGTTCCCGCCCGCAGCGCGAAGACGCTGAACCAGCTCGTTCCCGCCATCCACACGTGCAATGAACCTCGTGTCGGCCATCAGCTCACCACCTCGCGGCACTGAAGCCGTATCTCACCGGGCTTGTTGGCGTCGAGCACGCCAAGGATCTCGAGCACGCGGGTGCCCTCGAGCGCCCGCATGGCCGGCGTCACGTCGGTGCGCCGGCGGATCCGCACCAGGTGCGAGACCTGGGCGACTCGGGCATCTTGCTCGATGCTCTCCGTGCCGGACTGAGGCTCGACGGCCGCCCAGACTGTGGCCACCGTCGACCAGGTCGTCGTGATCTCGCCGGCGCTGTTTTGCGTCTGCGGCGCGGCCCGCTTCTGGATCGTCACCCGGTGCCTCAGATCTCCGGCTCTCATCGCGGCATCGCCTTCATGCGGTAAGAGCGCATCAGCGACTCCACACCAAACGCTATGCCGGCTTTCTGGGTCACTGTGTCGCCCACGCCCTCGCGTGTCTCGTACCAGTGGCCCACCAGAAGCAGCATCGCTTGCTTGAACGATTGCGGCACGAGGCCGGCACTCGTCCAGCCGGCGACGTAGCGGATGCGGATCCCACCCACCGGCTTTAGGTTGGTGGATGGCCAGTTCAATCCATATCCCAGGACGATCCGACCAGGGACGCTGTCTGTGTCGACGATGTAGTTGGCAGGATCCCAGGTCGTTTCTACTCCGGCCGTGTCAGTAACCTTCACGCTCGTCACCGACTGCAGCGGCGGACGCGGGAGCCGGATCTCATCGTCACTCGGCCAGCAATCAAGAACCATCTCCCACGTCTGCGTCAGCAACGCATGGCAACTGATCCGCTCAACCTCTTCCCGGGCCGTTGCGATCTGGCCCGTAATGAGCGTGTCATCCGTGTCGAGATCCTGCCGCGTGTGGAGCTTTGCCTCCGAGAGCGTGATAGGTTCTGACGCGGGCGCCGTGATCAGTTTGTGAGCGGTCATTCCCTTCCTCGTTTCCTTGGCTGAGCAGCGCCCCGCTGCGGCGGCAGATCAGCCGTTTCTGTGGGAGCGATGACGGCGCGCTCAACATCGCCCGCCACCCGCACGGCCTGACCACCGGCGATGTAGGCGGCCGCCGCGGGAGCGGGCAGGTCATAGACCTGCCCTTCCTCGCGGAGAATCCATGCCGGCATTTCCATCAGGGAGACCAGCATTCGGATCTTCATACTACGGATGCGTCCCGTAGCGAATGGCTTCCGCCACGCCGAGCTTGTAGACCGCCCGGATGTAGTAGAAGAGGTTGATTTGGCCGGTGTTGGCCGCCGAATACGGGTCACGCAGGACCGTCAGGCCGGGCGCTTCGCGCTTCAGCATGAAGCTGAAGTTGCCGAACAGGCTCGACTTCTGGCCCGTCGCGATCGCCGCCGGGTAGGAGCTGCTCACGATCGGATACCCGAAGAGGGTCCCGACCGGGCCATTGGGCGTTTGGACAAACTGGAAGTTGGTCCCGGTCAGGGCGCGATACGCACCCTCGGTAGCCCGGCGCATGACGAAGAACGCGTTGTCCTGGTAGCCGTCGGGCAGAGCATAGACCAGACCCGGGATGTCCGAGGCGGTCGCAGCCGCAGCCGCGGCCAGGGCGAAGGTGGTGCCCGAGGCCAGCGCCTCGGTGATCAGCAAAGAGTTGTGGGTCTTGGCCAGCGCCCGCCCGACGTAGCCCGCAAGCCAGCTTTCGACTTTGGCATCCTCGTCCGCGAGCAGCTCATAGGAGAGCTGCAGCTTCTTGGTGTACTTGACCAGGGTGAGCGACTTTTTCGCCCAGGCCGGGCCGTCCAGGTCAAAGGCCGCGGCTTCGTTCGTCGACACGAATTCGTTGGTCGTGCCGTTGTCGACTGGGACGTCCACAGTCGTGCCCTTGCCGGGGATGTCGAGCACACCCAACTTCGGCCCAAGCTCGCTCTCGACCCGCTTGGCGATGATGTCGTTGTAGAGCCCAGTTGGGACCGTGACGCCGCCGTCTGCGGCCGTGCCGATGTTCAGGTCGGTGGCATTCGACGCGCGCTGCTCAGTCGCCAGCTCGCGGCTCTGGTCGCCGGTCCGCAGGTAGTGCAGAAAGGCCCGATTCTCGGTTTCGCCCAGGCGCGTCTTCAGGTTCAGGTTCGGCGCTTCCATTCGGGCGCCCCGCGTCCCTTCGGTCTTTTCGAGCGCGGCATCCTCGGTCTCGACAGCCTGCATCCGGGCGATGTCGCCCTTCATCGTTTCGGCCTCGGCCATCAGCGTGTCGAACTTGGCCCGGGTCTCATCGTTCATTGCCGGCGAGGCCGCGATCTGTTTCGCCTCTGCGATCTTCGCGGCGCGCGCGGCCATCAATTCACGTGCAGTCATGGTGTGTTACCTCCGTTAGATTTCGTTCTCAGCGACACGCACTCGGGCCATGAGGCTGGCGCGCACCTGCGCGTCTGCCTTGGCGCGGCTGTCGGCATCCATGCCGTCGCCGCTGCGCTTTTGTATATCGGCCACCTTCGCCCGGGCTTCCGCAGAGGTCTGCGGATAGGCGGGGAACGTGACCGGTGATACCTCAAACAACTGGACTTCGAGCAGGGTCCGGATCGGCATGTCGCGGTTGGTGTAGTCCCACTCATCGCGAATCGTCCGGAATCCAAAGCTGAAGTGCGACACAAGCCCGCTCTCGACGGCGGCCAATGCGTCCTTCCCCCAGCTCGTGTTGGGGGGCGTGATTTCAGCGGCGAGCCCGATCGTGTCCTCAGACAGGCCGAGCGTGCGATTCGCCTTGCGGGCAAGCGGCTTGTCCGACTGATGCTGCCAGAGCGCGAACACGTCTTCGGTGGCGATCGATCCAGCGAACGCGCCGGGCGCGATCTTCTCTCGGAAGTAGCCCAGGTCTTCGGATAGCTGGTTGAAGACCGCCGCGTAACCCACGATCTGGGTCGGTTTGTCTGGCGCAGCGCGCAGCTCAACCTTGTTGGCTGCGAAACTGCGGAATTCGTCTTTATCGCCCATTCCTCACCTCCAATGCGCACAACTTCGACGCCCAGTCGGCGTCCGATCGACTCTCGACACTGGCCGCAATAAGCGCCGCCCACCGTGCCAATTCGCTGGGACGGTTCAATCCCGCGAGCACTGGGCCCAGCACGCGCTCGGAATAGACCAGCAACTCGCCCTCGGTATAGCCTGTTTCCCACGCCGTGAATTCGTCGGGCGTCAGCCGTCCACGCTTCGCGGCCGTGTCCTGCTCATAGCGCTTCCGGATGCGCGAGACCGCGTCAGCCGCGACCTGGACAAGCGCCCGCGCGGCCGCGTCATTTGGAACGTCCTGCGGGGTCGTATCCGCCTTTGGCTCAGCCAATCGAGACGCGTCCTTCATGTTCAGCGGCTCGAGATACACGTCCCCTTCCGGGATCTCGTTCATGTTTTCGAGCGCCCTGATGTCATTCACAGACAGCCATCCCCAATTCCGCGCCGTCGCGTACGACTGATACCGGCTCTGCAGGTCGCCGCGCAAAAGGCCGGCAACGTTGAACTCCACGAAGATGGATTGACGTTCGAGTGGCCCGATGAGGTCGCGCTTGATGGCCTGCTCGAGGCGAACCAGCCAGGGGCCGACCGAATCCGATACGAACTCAAGCCCCTGGTGCTCGATGTTTGAGAACGTCGCGAACTTCAGCTCGTTGATCTTGTGCAGCGGGACACGGAAGAATCGGCTGATGTCGATCACCTGGAATTGCCGCGTCTCAAGGAACTGAGCATCCTCCGGCGGCACACCAAGCGTCTGCAGTTTCATGCCTTCCTCGAGGATGGCCACACGCTGGGAGTTGGACAGGCCCTGGTAGCTCTCGTTCCAAGACTGTTTCAGGCGGGTGTGCGCTTCCGGATCGAGCTGACCCGGGTGCTCGAGCACGACGCCAGGCCTGGCGCCGTTGGAAAAGAACCGCGAACCGAATTCTTCCGTGGCGAGCCCGAGCCCGATTGCCTGGCGCGCCAAACCGATGACGCTATAGCCTGTGATCCCGTCCGGCGAAGGCCCTCGGACATGCATGATCTGATAGGCGGGGAAGTCGACGTAGCTTCCGTTGGGCAGGGCGTAGTGGTAGTAGAGCGAGCCATCGACTGTCCGGCGCACGTCCATCTTGTTCGGGTTGAGAGGCCACAGCGCGAGCACTTCGCCGCGCCGGTTCATCTCAATCTCCGAGTAGTGGTTGCCGTTCATCAGCAGGTGGTGCATCGCCAGTTCGCGCCACTCAAAAGCCGTCATCTCGCCGTTGGCCTGGTCGTGGAAAATCGGCCACAGCTTGTGATCGGTCGCACGTTCGCGGCCGCGCCCGACGCGCCGATAGGTAATCCCCGGCAACATCGCGACGGTCTCAGACAGGACACGAACGCACGCAAATACGGCGCTCGATCGCATCGCCGACATTGGCGTAACGTTCACGCCTGACGCCGACTGATAGCCGCCGAGCAAGGTTTCAACCATGCCCGGCTGAAGATCGCGTTTCTTGAACAGGCTCGTGATGACTCCGGTCATCGGCGACCTCCGGATGGCGCCGAAGCGCTCCGCGCGCCGACGACAGCGAACACGATCAGCCCGATGCCGGCAACGATGACGCCGGCGGGGATGGCCAGCATGGCCGTGCCCAGAGCGAGCAGAATCACCCCGACCAGGAAGAGCACGTCCCATCGGTTCATAGAGTCAACACCCCTCGCTTCCCGTAAATGGACTGCTTCTGGCCACCGCCGCGCATGGCAGTCCCGATGCACATGATGAGCGCGACCATCCCGTCGATGCGTTCGATGCTGTGCTCCTTATCTGGCTTGATGTTGGCGGCCGCGTCGGTGGCGACCACGAGGTTGTCAGCCATCCACGTGAGCACAGGGTTATTGCCGTGGGCCAGGCGGTGCCCCAGCATCAGCCGCTCCATGTCGCGCATCGCCGGCGACATCGACTGAAAGCCCTGGCCGAATTTGACGAGCCAGTCCTCGCGCCCGCCGATCTCGGCCAGCTTGGTCTGCACCTGGGAAGCACCCCAGGTGTCATAGGCGAGCTGCTGAATGTCGTAGGTGTCGGCGTCCTGCTCGATCTGAGCCAGGATGTAATCGTGATCGATGACGTTGCCCGGTGTGGTGGCGATATAGCCGGCGCGCACCCAGGCGTCATACGGCACACGGTCGCGCTTGCTCCTGGTGTCAATCGCGTCCTCGGGGATCCAGAAGCGGCACAGAACCCAGTAGGGATCCTTGGTCGACTCGGGCGGGAAGACCAGGATCTCGGCGGTGATGTCCACGTTGCTGGACAGGTCGAGCGCCGCGTAGCAGCGCCGCCCGCGCAGGCCGTTGGCGTCAACGGCCGCGCCGCAGGCATCCCAGTGTTCCCGGCTGATCCACTTCGTTTCGGACTGGGTCCACACGTTGAGCTCGAGGCGCAGGAACGCATTCAGCGCGGCCGGCATGCCGCGGGCCTTCTCGGCCTTTTCCCGCATCGTCGAGAGCTTCTTGCTGACGCCGAGGTTGGGATTCGCCTTGACCCAGACCGCCTCGTCTTCCCAATCGTCGCCCAGCTTGCCGCCCTTCCCCTCTTCAAGATCGAGGGTGTAGATCATGCCGAAATGCGAGTCGTTCTGCAGGACGCCGCTCAGCACCTTCTCGGTGTAGTCGTGGAGCTGATAGCACAGCGACTGGCGATTGAATCCCGCCGTCGTGGTGGCGAAGATCAGCGGCTGGCGGCGCGCGCCGGTAGCAGTCTCGAGCACGTCCCACATGTCGCGCGTTTTGTGGGCATGCACCTCATCGACCAGCGCGCCGTGCGGGTTCAATCCGTCCAACGTATCCGAGTCTGCGCCGAGCGGTTCCATCTTCGACGCGGTGTTCTCGATGTTCAGGTTGTCGCGGAAGACGCGAATGCGCTTGCGCAGGCTGGGCGAGCTCTTCACCATCCGGGTCGCTTCGCTATGGGTGATGCGCGCCTGGTCGCGCTTCGTCGCGGCCGTGTAGATCTCTGCGCCCGGCTCGCCGTCGGCCACCAAGAGGAGCAGCCCAACGCCGGCGGCGAGCGTCGATTTCCCGTTCTTCCTGGCCACCTCGATGTAAGCCACCCGGAAACGGCGGGTCTTGTCAGCGCGCATCCAGCCAAAGACCATGGCCACGATGAACTGCTGCCATGGTTCGAGCGTCATCACCCGGCCTGCCCACTCGCCCTTCGAGTGCCGGAGGAATCCAAAGAACCTAATCGCGTGGTCCGCCGCCGACTCATCGAACCACAAACCGCGAGCATGCCCGTTGGCCAGGTCATCCACGTGGCGCTGGCAGGCGAGGCGCACCCACCGGCAGGCGACCTGCCGGCCGTCGAGCACGTCCTGGGCGTACTGGTCCCAGACGGTCATGCCTTCACCCCAGCGCCCAAGCGCTCGCGCACGAAGGCCTCGAATGGATCTTCGGCGGCTTCCTTCGGCAGGCTGATCCGGGATCGGCTCGCCGGCGTGAAGCCAAACTGCGAGGCGAACTTGCCCATCTGCTCAATCGCCTTGTTGGCGATCCCGACATACGGCGAGGGGATGACAAAGCCGTTGGGCGTGGTGATCGTCAGCCCATCGGTCTTGATATAGCCCTCTGCCTCGATCCAGCGCCCGTAGGCCGAGCAATAGGCGGCTAGGGCGGCCCGGTCAACGTGGGTGAGAAGCCCCATCTTGACCAGCTCGACCGAGATGCGCCGCCACTCTGCGCGCGCTTTGCCCTTGATGTGCGTCGGACACGTCGGGAGAGCGGGCGCCGGCGTCGGCTCAGCAACAGGTAAGCGCCGCTTGCCGGGGTTCCCCTGGAGCTTTTTGAGGGCGGTGGGCTTCGGATTTCGACCCATCAGAGCGCCAACCACCCGGGGGGATACCCCCATCCGCGATTTCGCGGGGGTGTAAAGTGAGC